GCCGAGACCTGGTCGAGCTCCATCGGCGTCTTGGCGCCGCGCGCCCGCGCGCTCCAGATCCGGTTGTTCATGTCGCCGATCTGGAACAGTGCAGAGCGCTTCATCTCGCCCTGCTGGAAGGTGTTGGCGGCACCGTAGATGTCGCGCTCGGTGGCGAACAGCTTGCGGTCGATCAGCGGCTTGACGGTGTCGGAAATGCCGGCATCGGCCATGAACTTGCGGGCGCGCAACTGGTAGCCCTGCTGCCAGGTCGCAGCGAAATCGCGCGCCTGCCCCGGCTGCATGGAGCGCATCTGCTGCTCCATCGCCTGGCGCTCCTGCCAGTCGAACTCCTGGTACTTGCGCTCCGCGTCAAAGGTGTCCTGCTCCAGCTTGCGCCGGCTCGCCTCTTCGCCCCAGGCGGTGCCGACGCTCTGCAGGGCGCGGCCGAACGAGGCCGCACCTTGCCCGATAGGGGTAACGTCATAGGTCGCGATCTGCCGGCCGGTGCGGGCCGATGGCAGGCCGCCGAGATCGTCGCGGGTCGGAAGCTTGGCCATGGTCTACCCGTACTTCAGGGTGCTGCCGGTGGTGCCCGGCTTGCTGCCGCCATAGAGGCTGGCCATCGACGAGACACCGGAAAGAATGGTGCCGGCGGCCTGGTAGCGGGCGCCGGTCATTGCTGCACGGCCCGACATGCGGGTCGCCCGCGCCTGGTCGCGCAGGCCCCTCGCCCGGTTGATGCCGCCGTACATGGTCATCTGCTCCTGCAGTGTGCCGTATTCGGCAATCTCGTCGGCGATCTGCATGTTGGTCGGGTCGGTGGCAAGGAAGCCGGATCCTGCCGACACCGCCTGCAGCCGCGACAGCGCCAGGTTCTTCTCGCGGCGTGCTTTGTCGCGTTCGACCGAGGCGGCGGCGAGTTCCTCGTTCGCCTTCATGCGCTCCTGCTTGGCGACATAGTCGGCCTGCGCCTGCGCGGCCTCGCCCGCCTCCATCTGCCCGCGGGCGCCGATGATCGAACCGGCCGCCTGCGCGCCCATGGCGACCATCATCATCATGGTTACCGGATCAGCCATTTTGCCACCTCATCAACCCCGCGCCGCAACTGCGGAAGCCGAGACTTTCCAGCCATTGCCGGGATTTCGTTTCTTCGGGATCCGCCATCGCGTAGAGGTAGCGGATGCCCTGCTGTCTTGCCGCTGCCATGATCCGCTTTGCCGTTCGCATCAGCGTCATCTTGTAGGCGCGCATCTCGTCATCGAGTTCAAGGAAGATGTACCAGCGCCCGGCCAGCAGGAAATAGCCGCCGAAGGCGATGATCTTGCCGTCGGCATTTTCCGCCACCCAGGCCCGCATCGTCGGGCGGATGTCGAGGCATGCGGCAATGTCCTTCGCCGTCGCCTCGCGGATCATGCTTTCTCGTTTGTGCTGACGGTCGGCACCAGCGCCGCCACCGTCACCGGACGCGGCGCATAGGCGCGCAGATGGACGCGGCTGTCGGCATTCCACAGGCCCGGGAACGGCATCGACGCCTGGTCGAACTCTTCGAAGATGCGGTCGTCGTCGACGTCGCCGCCGTTCTCGATCACCCGCGGCAGCGGGTCGAGATTGCCGCTGTCGGAGCCGAAGCGCAGGCCGTTGTTGTGGGTCTGGTAGAGAACGAGCCCCAGCTTGTCGACGCGCTTCATCTGCGCGAGGGCCGAGCCGGCCTGGGCCGCGTAGGCCAATTTGGTCGATTTCCAGTCGGCGACATAGGGCAGGCCGGCAACGACGTGGTGCTGCGCCACGGAAAGGTTGAGGTTGCCGCCGGTGTCGACGAGCAGCAATTGCTGGTCGCCGCCGGTGTCGTCCGGGGTCAGATCCTTGCCGGCATTCTCCTGGCCAGTATCGTCGCCCCAGGCAACAAGGTACTGGCCGACGAGGTGGTCGAAGCCATGGATGGTCGTCGCCCTGCCGGTGTCGGTGTAGGACACGGCGCAGTCGGCAATCCACGACAGGCCGCTGTCGCCGCGCGCCTCGCTTTCCTTGGCCCACCTCTCGAGGAAGCGCTTAGTCGCGCCGTTGATGGTGCGGCGGACATGGTAATAGACCTGATCCTCGTCGACGCCCGGCAGCACCATGGCGTTCTCGACCGCCGAACTGGTGCCGGTATCGGTCTGCCACATCGACCAGCACAGCACCTCTTCCTGCGGCTCGTAGGTGAGGATCGCGACCCGGCCATCGGCAAGGACGCAATGCAGGCGGGTGTCGGGCTGGCGCTGCAGGGCGATGGCGACGACGCCGGCCTCGAGCAGGTCGGGGACCAGCAGGGTGAGTTCGCGGGTCTCGAGGTCGCCGGCCGATTCGGGCGAGACGCCGAAGCCGGTGGTGAAGACGCGCTTGCCGGAGCGGTGGACGAAGAACGCCTCGTTGTCGACATTGATGGCGCGGATGTCGGCGCTGCCCTGGGTCGAGAACGGCTTGGCGGAAGAGTTGGACGGGGTCAGCGGCTCGTCGAGGGAGGACGAGCGGATCGCGATCTCGCGGCCGGCGGTGCCGGCGACCAGGCGGGTCAGCGAGGCGATGTAGTAGACGTTGTCGACCGGGCCGGAACCGAGTGTCTTGTTGAGCGGCCCGGCATCGCCTTCGGTGGTGTCGTCGAAATTCTCGTAGTCGTCGGAGACCGAGCCGTAGATGTTGGCCTGGCCGGCCCAGAACAGGCGGCCTTCGTGCAGCGCCACCGCGGTCGGGTAGCCGCGCGCCGCCGACCAGGACTGCTCCTGCCAGTCGTCCGTCTGCTCGGTGCGCGAGAAACGCTGCAGCACCTCGGCCTGGACTTCCTGTGGCCCGACATAGGAAATGATCTGGGCGATGCCCTGCTTGCCACCGGAGCCATAGAGGATGCGAACCCGCGCCGCGCCGGAGGTGTAGTCGCCGGGCTTGATGAGGGCGCGATACCAGACCTTGACGTTGTTATCATTGTCCTTGACCCAGATCGTCGCGGTGCCGGTGTCGCGCAGGTCGGTGTCGTGGAAGCCTTCGTCGGGGCCGTTGAACGAGCGCTGGATGGTGACGCGGCCGGTATAGGTGCCGCTCAGGCCGAAATAGATCTGGCGCTCTTGCGCCTCGGCAACGCCGGTGTCCTGGTAGACGGTGCCGGAATCGTTGATGCCGGTCATCTCGATCGCGTCGGTGGCGGCGCCGCTGTCGCCGAGAAAGTAGTCGCCGTTCTGGCCCTGGTGATACATGCGGATCAGCGAGTGATCGTTGTCGGCGACGAAGTATGGCGCGTCGGAGGTGATGCTGATCGTGCCGTAGGTGGCGCTCGGCTTCAGTTTGACGCGGGCAGAGCGCGACGACAGGAACGGCCCGTTGGTCGGGTCGTAATGCACCACCGACCAGGAGCGGCCGGTGCCGCGGCGCTCGATCTTGTGGGGATGGACGTCGCGCCCGGCGGCGACATAGATGACGTCGGCCGACTGGTCGTAGCGGATCTTGTCGAGGTCGCCGGCGTCCCACGGCGTGGTGATCTCGACCGTGCCGGTGTCGGACATGGAGAGCGAGCCGACGATGCGGTCGACATCCTTGTCCGACTGCATCTGGATGTGGAACTCGGTGCCGCTCGGCGTGAAGGCGAGGTTGTGGTATCCGGTTCCGAGTTCGGTTTCGCGGATGTAGTCGTCGTTGCCGGCGGTCGAACCGACGCGGAACGTGATCGGGCCGCGCTCGACATAGATATCAATGGCATGTTCGACATCGACGTCGCCGGTATCGACGGCAACGCGCTTGCGGGTCGCCGCGACCGATCCGACCGCTTTGGCGTTGAGAACCTTGCGGCCGCCATCGGTGCGGACCTGCGACGTCGAGGCGCCGAGGAACAGTTCCATCTCGGCGATGATCAGGATGTCCGAGGTGGCGTGGGTGTCGGTAACGTACAGGCGCCAGTGCCGGCGCGATTCGAGCGTGCCGGTGTCGGTGTCGCGGAACTCGTAGCTGCGCTGCTCCGACACCGCCCAGGCGGACACGTCGGTTTGCTCGTCCTTGAGCAGCCATTTGCCGGTGTCGGTGGCGTAGGTGCCGGTGTCGTAGTCTGAAGCGATCATGCGCCAGGACTTGGCCATGTTGTCAGCAATGCCGGCGCTGTTGCCGGCGCGCAGCGAGTAGGAGCCGATCGCCTTGGCGTTGCCGGAGCCGAAATCGACATTGACCCAGGACGGCAGCGTGCCGACCGTGCCGCCGGTGTCCTGCCAGTACCTGTCCGCCCGGTCGTCTCCGATCTTGTAGGCGTCACCGCCAACGGCGGGGTCTGGACCATCGGCATCTTGCGACGAGGCGGTGATGGTGACACCGCTGGTCGTCGCGGCCGTCATGGTCGGGATCTGGTCGGCGGTCGAAACCACCGAGACCGTGCCGCCGGTGCTGATATCGGCCCAGCCGGTGTCGGACAAGGCAACGCTGGCCGCGACCAGCGGGCGCCCCATCAGCGCGTCGTTGATCCACACCCGCATGACGTTCGGCGTCAGTTCGAGCAGCGCCGCGTCGTCGGTGGCGGCGACGAACTCGATCCAGGCGGCGCCGGTGTCGCGCAGCGAGGAGCCGAGATATTTGGTGCCCGGGCGCAGGCGCATTGCGCCTTGCGTCTTGGGCAGCCAGTTGGTCATCTGCGCTGCCGACAGCGCGGTGCGGTCGAGGTCGACGCGCGCCAGCGCTTCCTTGGCGATGACGCCCCGGTTGAAGGTCAGCAGCGGAGGATTGGCAGTCGCCATCAGCCGGTCAGCCTGTTGCTCGAGCCGCGGTCACCGCGGGCGCTGGTCACCGAGCGCGAGCGGTTCCAACTGCCTTCCGGCATGAACTTGGGATTGGCCTCGTTCATCGCGTCGGTCGACAGGGCGCTGCGCTTGGCCCGCATCAGCCGCCGCTCGATGCGGTCGCGAATGCCTTTGTCCTGGTTGAGGCGCAGGCAGACGCGATCGGCCAAAGCGAGTTCGACATAGCGGGTGAACTTCTGCGGCCAACGCGTCAGTTCAAAGCCCATGCCGGTGTCGTTGCTGACATAGCGCAGGTAGATCGGGTCGTCCTCGGCCGACAGGTAACTGACGTCGTCATAGTAATGCAGCAGCGGGCTGGCGAGGTACTCGTCCGACGAAATCGCGACGGTGCGCTTCCAGTCGGTCGGTTTGGCGAAGACCTTGGTGAAGCCGAAACTGGGCGTCACGCCGGTGTCGGCGTCAAGCTGGACGGTCTCCGTGGCGAAGTTCCACGAACCCTCCTCGAGGCACTCGTTGACGACGTCGGTGTAGACGAGGTCAAGGACGCGGCGCGCTTCGGTGCTTTCGGTGAGGCTGGCAATCTGCCGCTCGCCGACCTCGTTGAGCGCGCCGTTGTAGACGCCCAGCTTCGTTGCCATGTCCGCCTCCGGTTAGCGCTTGGGAGCCTCGGCGAGCCAGCGCATGACGTCCTCGCGGCTCCTGAAATCCGAGGCCTTGTTGATCTGCTGGCGATCCGAGATGCGGATCAGGTCGTAGCCGTGCTGCTGGGCGTTCCAGTTGACGCGGAAGCCCTTGGCAAACGCCGCCTCGGTGAAGGTCTTGTCGTCCGGGCCGAACTGGTGCTTGGCGATGACCTCGACCTCGAGCGAGTACTGGTGCGCCCGCTTCACATAGAGTTCAGCGTAGAGCGACTTGTCACAGCTTCGCACCTCGATGATCGACCCGGATGCCTCGAGGCGGCCATTGGCCGGATCGGCCATGAACAGGCGGGCGACGTTGCGCCAGAACTCGGGCTCGAGAATGTCCTGGAAAGAGACGTCGGGCGCCATGGTGTAGGAGAAGCGCGCATAGGCGAAATCCGCCTCGACGAGGTCGGACGGCATGATCGTGCGCGGGGTCTTGATGGGCTGCGGCGTTTCGGCCGTTTTGATTGCGGTTGCAGTTTGCGACATTGGCTGTCCCTTCTGGGGTTGATACGAAAAGGGCGGCACCGAAGCGCCGCCCCCATTTTCGACGCCCTTAGTCGGTGTCGGCCGGCAGCGCCACCAGGGTCGACAGATCGACCGAGGAGGTGGATGCCGCGTTGACCGCGTGCAGGGACGTGATGCCGGTGCCGGTATCGGTTGCGTACAGCATGTCGCCGACACGCATTCCGAGATCGTAACCGTTGGTGAAGAATCCGGCATCGTTGACGTCTTGCTGCGGGTTCTCGGACTTGTAGCCCCAAAGCTTGTTGGCGCCGTTGAGACCCTGGGCAATGACATACGGAGGATTGGAAGTGGAATAAGCCATTTGTCATTCCTCCTTAAATGCCGGAGGCGTCGTGCAGGCACTGCACGATACCGGACTGCTGGAGAAGCTTCGCGCCCGTGAAGGACGACGCGCGAGCGTAGGAGTAATCCTGCTCGTCGTCATATCCGATCGCGGTGTTCAGGCCTTCGCCCGAATCGAACGCGGAGCCGATGGCGTCCTGGTGGAAGAAATAGCACTTCTCGCTATTCGTCCCGACGCCGGTGAGGTTGGGATGGCGGATCCAGTTGAATCCGGCCCAACGGCGGACCCGACGCATCGGCCCGATGAGCGGCTTCATGTCGACATAGTCGGCAGAAGCAAACTCCGGGATCTGCATCAGGTAGCCCATGAATGCGGGCGTAACCACGGCCCACATCTTGTCTTCCTCCTCGATCGGCACCTCGTTTTCGCCGAGGGTGACCGCGGCCTTGGTGACGAGCGAGAGCGAGGCAGTGGTTGCAGACCCGAGGTTGTTGGTCGCCGTGTCGAGCGCCGTGATGATGTCGGCGTCGATGCGGCGGTTCAGCACCTTGCGGGTCGTCTGCTGCATCAGCGAACGCTGATCGCCCTGCGACTGGAAGATGTTGAACCGGGTCTTGCGGACCAGGTCGTGCCACTCGGTGAGC